ATCGGAACGACGCCTGGCGCCGTTTCGCTTCCTCGTGTCAACACTGGCTCGGACGTTGGAAAGTTTTCCAACTACGACGCCAAGGTTGATCTGGAAGTTTCGACCGCCTACGGCAAGCGGTCGCGCCACGTGGCGCGACTTACCTACCGTAAGGTCGTCACGGATCCGCTGGTCTCGACGACGAACGTTGTCGCATCGGGAACAGTCACCATGACGATTGATGTGCCTCCCTCGGGATTCTCTGCTCTTGAGCAGAAGGATCTCGCAAAGGCACTCATCGGTCACCTCACCGCATCCTCGGATGCACAGCTGATCAAGCTGATCGCAGGGGAGAACTGATGAATGAAACCGTTCTTGTGCTCACCTTGATGTCCCTCACGGGATGTCTCGGTGTCACACTCGGTCTCGTCGTCGGTTTTTCTCGAACCCGCGAGGTGAAGGGGTAACAGGCCAAGGTCTACGAGGTCGCGACTGGATGCACTAACTCTCAGAAAGGAGCAGCGCATGAAAAGCCAGTTCGATCTCCACGCAGCCGTACTGACTGATCAGCTACGGTTGCTAGGCCTTGACGCCTCTCGAGATCTCGCTACATTGAGATCTCACGTCGAAACAGGTGGGGATTCATTCCTCACCATCACCCTTCCTGAGCTGGGGGCTGTTCTTGAACAGTCCCTGGCCAGGGAGGCTCTTGTCCATAATGGAACTCCGCTCACGAGCAGGAGATCCAAAAAGGACATCAGACCGTTTTTCTTGCACGGTCTGTGGAGCATGGTGTTCGACGAAAGGGGCGTTCTCTTGGCACATCCCGACACAGATGCCATTCGCGCTATCCGGCAGATCTCGTATCTGCACGGGAAGCTGAAGAAGCTACCTACCCAGGATAAGGTAGATAGCGCGCTACGGCAATTTGTGTCCACGGATGAATCCATATCTGACACGACTATACCTTCTGAACTCCGCGAGGAGTTTCAGAAGATGTCACGTCAGCTATGGGGGACCTACTTCGGTCGAATGGAATCCTTCCTTTTTAAGGACGGATTCCTTTCTGACTCGAAGCATGGTCCTGGTGCAGTAGCCGACAAACTTGGGAGCAATTCCAAGTGGCTGGCTCGGGGCTGGACAGAGAGGCTCGATGCCTACTTCCCAGCCCACGAATACCTAGAGCACCGTTTCGTCGAAGACGTAGACGGGCTCGAACTGCACCCCCCCGGGACCGAACCACCTGCTAGGGTGGTCTGTGTCCCTAAAACGGCGAAGACACCACGTGTGATCACGATTGAACCGGTGTACAACCAGTTCATTCAACAGGGTCTGAAAGCCCTGTTCGAAGAGTGGATGAATTTCCACCCTTCGGTTTCGTACGTGTACCAGGAACCGAATCGCGAGCTTGCTCGCGCCGGGTCCATTGATGGGAGTTTTGCGACCATTGACCTTTCTGAGGCCAGTGATCGCGTCTCTCTTCGCGTAGTCAAGGATCTCTTCCGTTGGAATCCGCACCTTCTCGGTGCGATCCTGAGTTGTAGATCGATGACTGCCGAGCTTCCCGATGGCACTAGCGTGCTTCTCAGGAAATTCGCGTCTATGGGGTCAGCTCTAACCTTTCCGATTGAGACGCTCGTCTTCGCGACGATCGCCCGGATGGCTATGAGCCGTGCCAAGAGACGGTACGACGGGGTTCACACTTCGACGTATCGAGTGTATGGTGATGACATCATTGTCCCATCGTACGCTGCCAATGACTGTGTCGAGTTGCTTGAGGCTTTTGGTCTCAAGGTCAACAACCGAAAGTCTTTCACGGAGGCGCCACTCGAAGAAGAGGTTCACGTGTCACCAGCGCCTATGACCCAGCAGTACTCCACGATTTCGCCGTCGCTTGCCGTAGGCATTGACGAACCGGACCGCAACCTTGCCCTTGAACTTGTGCGCGTCACCGAAGCTGCGGCAATTGCCGGCGGCCACTGGGTTGGCTTCGGCGACAAGAACAAGGCTGACGGCGCAGCAGTCGACGCCATGCGCTCCTTCCTGCAGACCGTCCACTTCAACGGCGTTGTGGTTATCGGTGAAGGCGAGAAGGACGAAGCTCCCATGCTTTTCAATGGCGAGCACGTCGGTGACGGCACCGGCCCCGAGTGCGACGTCGCCGTCGACCCCATTGACGGAACCCGACTGACCGCCCTGGGCATCAACAACGCCCTCGCCGTCCTCGCCGTGGCCGAGCGCGGCTCCATGTTCGACCCCTCCGCCGTGTTCTACATGGAGAAGCTCGTCACGGGCCCGGAAGCTGCCGACATGGTCGACCTGCGCCTCCCGGTCAAGCAGAACCTGCACTTAATCGCCAAGGCGAAGGGCGTGAAGGTCAACCAGCTGAACGTCATGATCCTGGACCGGGACCGCCACCGCCCGCTCGTGGAGGAAATCCGCGAAGCCGGTGCACGGACCAAGTTCATCATGGACGGCGACGTTGCCGGCGCCATCGCCGCAGCCCGCTCCGGCACCGGAGTGGACGCCCTGATGGGCATCGGCGGTACGCCGGAAGGCATCGTCGCGGCCTGCGCCATCAAGTCCCTCGGAGGCGTGATCCAGGGCCGGCTGTGGCCCACCAGCGACGACGAGAAGCAGAAGGCGATCGACGCCGGCCACGACCTGGACCGGGTGCTCTCCAC